GATCAGGGTGGTGCCAGGGGTGCGGGTGTCGAGCCCCACGGTCAGCAGCGCTTCGGGTTCAGTCGCGGCGCGGATCTGTACGCGCAGGGTGTTGCCCAGCGCACCCGGGGCCTTGGCCGTAAAAGTCAGTGCCGCATCGCCCTGTCCCAAGGTCAGGGTGGCGGCACGGGCGGTGGACGCCTGGGGCGCGGTGCCCACCAGGCCAATGACCGAGGACTTGACGGTGCGCACCGTGCGCCCGCCGTCTTCGATCTCGACAAGTTCGATGCCGTGCAGGAAATTGTCTGCCATAGCGGTTCTCCAGAAAACAAAAATCCGCCAATTGGCGGAATAAAAATGGGGTTGAGAAAGCAAGCTGGCGAGAGACCGGCTACGACCGTAGCGGCTTACCCTCGTCCGGCTCGATGGCCTTCTCGCAGTGGTTCGGATCGAGTCGGTCCAGCAGCCGGCAGAAGACACAGGCCCAGCGCTTGCCTTCGCGCGCAGCCTTGCCGGCGCGACTGGAGAGCGTCTCGTCCTCGTGCCCGCCGAAGGCCGCGTTGGCCAGCTGGTCGTGGGCGACTGCCAGGGTCCAGGCACGGCGGGAACCGGTGACGATGGCCAACAGCATCCACAGGGACGCGATCACAGCGGCGATCTGGCAGAGCATCCAAACGGCCAGCATCGACAGGCGATGTGAGATGACGCGGATCAGGGTGACCATCACTGCAGCACCTCCTGCACCCGGGCCTCGGTCAAGAGGCCGCTGGCGGCGAGCGCCTGCAGGCCACCAATGGTCTGGGCATCGGCCAGATTCACCTCTTCAGCGATCTTCAACTTGTCGAGAAACACCTCGACCATGACCTCGGTCTTGGCAGCGGTATAGATCGCGGCCAACTCCTCCATGGTGAAGCGATTCATGAAGGCCAGTTTGGTGATGACCTTCTGGGATGGAGCAGCCACGACTTGGGCTGCTTGTTCCGAAGAGATGAGGGCCAACACCTCCTCATCGGTTTTGCCGGGGAAGCGATCAACCGCCTTGCCGTCCTGCAGAGCGTAGCGCAGGGCCAGTGTCGAGGTGGCTTTGCTGGGTGCAGGTAAATAGCCCTCCAGCGCCTCGGTGGCGATATCGCGCACCACCCCGTTGTCATGAAATGCAATGTAGAGCTTGGGCATCGCGGTCTCCTTTAGATCTTCCAGTTCTCAACGGGCATCAGGCAGGGGTAATTGGTGCTGGTGTAGCCGGTATCGATCCAGTAGCGGCTGGTCGACAAACTGACTGCGCCACCGTTGGCCAGCACCCCCGTGGTCTGGAATCCCGCCCCCGCAAAATCCATCAAGCCGACGTTCAAGCCCTGGCTGGAGTCGGCGTTGTTCTCGTGGAAGGAATAGGCAAAGGCGCTCGCCCGGATCGGGATGATCGACACACCACAACTGGAGCTGCTGTAGGACAGCCGGTAGTAGCGCGTGGGGTCATCGGTGTTGACCACGTACCCCGACAGGCCCGAGCCATAGTAGTAATAGGGCGCGAACGCCGCCACCCACTGGTTGTCCCAGGTGATCTGGTGACGCATCCCGTAGTAGTTGCCCTGCTCGATGCCGTAAGACGTTGTGCAGGAGACCGTCGTGAAGTTGGTATCCAGCGTGCCGGTGTTGCCGCTGCCGGGTGTGAGCACCGCCATGTGTGTGCAGGCGTGCGGCACAAAACGCACCAGGGCGATCTTGCCACTCTTGGTCGGAATCACCCGCATCCGGTACTGGCTCTCGGTGTAGCCGGTCGAACCGTTGGCGTTCCAGCTGAAATCCACATATTGGTAGCTCGCACCGTTGCTGCCGGCCTTGGCTTCCAGAATGAAGCGATCCAGTTCCCCAGGCTTGCCCGAGAGCTTGGCCGTTGGGTGCTTCCAGATATGGGCGCGGTAGTTGCAACTGGCGTCACGCGCCTCGATCAACACCAAGAGCCCGGCGGCCCAGTGGTAGCCGACAGCGCTGCGCATATTGGTATTGGCCCCGGCCCAGGTAGCGGCCGAGGCCGTTGCCAGGCCGGTGGTGAGTTGATCCAGCTGGGCAAAGCCACCGCGCGTGTATTGGCGCAAGGTGGTGCCGGAGAACCACAGCGACATCGGCTGGCGGTAGCCTTCAGGCCCCACGACCACGCCGAAATTGGCCATGAAGCTGCCCATCTGATCGGGCTGGCGCATCGCCATGCCGCCATTGGCGGACAGCCGCAGCAGCTGGTGACCATCGACCGAGTAGCAGGGCGTGGCCTTGATCCAATAGGTACCTGCCGGACTCGAGCCGACCTGGCCGTTGGTGTAGTTCCAGCCGGTGTAGTCTGACCAGATCTCGCCCGAGGTAGCCCAGGCATTGCCGGCATTGGTCTGGTTGGCCCGGCTGACCAGATTGAAATCCGAGTCGTAGATGCTGCAGTCCGGGCTGTTGTTGTACGAGGAGAACACCCCCACCAGTGGCAGGGGCTGCTTCTCATAGGCCGGGGCGGTCTCGACCGGCAGGGTGCGCAAAAATCGTCCCATTACGCCACCTCCTCGATGCCCCAGGCGTTGAATGTCACGCTGGCGGCGCTGGCCTGCACCACGATCTTCTGGCCCGCAGCCAGGGAGAGCGCAGTGCGCTCCAGCACCTCGGTGGCAGCAAGGCTCACATCAAATTCAATGAACTCGCTCTCGGCCGGTGTGGCCAAAGCGGTGAGCGCCACGCGCACCTTGGCAGCCGCCGTGCCCTTGTTGCAGGCGGCGACATTGACCACCGCGCGGCGGCCGGTCGGTACTTCGTAGAGGGTTGCCAGCGTGTTGGCGGCTGGCAGCGCCGTTCCCAGAATGGACATCGAGGAGGCTCCTTAGAGTTGGGCAAGGAAGAAGGTCTTGCGCCCCAGCACCAGTTGCTGGGTGACGCTGTTGGCAGCGGCTTGCGCCGTGGCTACCGCCTGATCGGCTGCGCTTTGCGTGGCGGCAATCGCCTGGTCGCGAGCACTGGCCGATTGCTGGATCGCGGTCTGGGCCGCCGCATTGATGGTGGCCACCGTGCTGGTCTCGGTCTGTGCCATCACGGCCAGGGCCGCGTTCTTGGTCTGGGTGACCGAGGATTCCGCTGCCGTCTTGGTGGCGGTGATCGCGGTCTCGGCCGCTGTCTTGGTCGCCGTGACGTTGGCAATCGCGACCTCAGCGGCCGTGGCAATGGTGTCGAGCGTCGCTGTCTCTACGGAGGTCGCGTGCGCCGACATCTCCGCCATCTTGATGTCGCCCATCTCCTCGACCTCGAGGACGGTGGCACGACCACCGATGCGGTCGATGGCGGTGCCGAGGTACGCCAGTTCTTCCGGGGTGGCGATCTCGGCGGCGGTTTCGATCTTGGCTTTGATCGCGCGCACCGCATCGCGCAGCAAGGGGTCTTTGGCCATGGGGAGTGCTCCTTAAAAACCGAACTGGTGAAACACCCGCAGTTGCTGGCGGTGCAGCCGTTCGGTGAGTTGGTCTTGTCCCTGCTGGGTAGACGCCTCCTGCGCGGCCACATCCGCATCGATGCGGGTGATGGCCTCACGCAGGTTGAGGACGTCTTCAGACAGCAGGTGCTCGGGGTGCGGCAAGGGATAGCCGCGCGGCGTGCGCTCCTGGGTCATCGCTCACCCCCATCAGGTGACGATGACGCGCAGGTTGCGCACGAAGGGCCGGTGCTGGGGATTGCCGGACAACGCCAGCTTCACGCGCGTGGTGCGGTCGGCACCGACGCCAACGAGGCTGCTGGCCTTGTAGGTGCGCTCGACCCAGCCGTTGCCCACTTCCACGCCCTTGTCCAGCGCCAGGTCTGTAAAACTGCCTGGCGTGCCGGACTCGGCCTGCACCGTGACACTGGACGTGCCGGGGGTGAGCGCATCGAAGGTGACGGACACATTGAAGGTGGCAGCAGCGGGAATGGCGCGCGACAGGTAGTCGCCTGCGGCTTCGAGCGTGCCGAACACCAGCTGGGTGCCCGGATACAAGATCGGACTGGCCGTCTCCGAACCCGTCAGCTTGGCCGACACCGCCAGGTTGCCCGAGATCTTCTCGCTCAAGGCCAACCCCTGGCCTTCCGACAGGGGGTAAGTGCGCCCTTGCGCATCGGTCGCCAGGAACTGCACGTCGGTACCCGCCGCAGGGCGTTCAACGCCGGCAAGTGCCATCAGATCCGACAGATTGGTCACCGTGTACTGGCCCAAACTGATCGTCTTGGACTGCTGCGTGAAGCGGCAACCCAAGAGTCGAAACGTCAGGTCCTGCGTCTGGTGCGGTGTCCAGGTGATGCCGTTGGAGGACGAGAGCAGTACCCCGATCTGGTAGGGCTGCGCCGTCACCCAACCGGTGCGCGGGTCGTACTTGCCGAGCTCGGCCACCGACACGGCGTGGTTCGCATCGTCGGTGAGCACCACGATGGCGTACTCGCGGTTGGCATCGAGTGCCACCGGGTCGAGCGTGATCCGGGTCGGATTGCCATCGGTCTTGATGTCCGCAGCCGCCAGGCGACCCTCAGTCAGCACGGTCGTGGTCGGGAGGCCCACTTGGGTTTCACGGATCTGCACGATCACCGGTGCCGATCCACCCTTGGCGGTGAACCACAACTCCAAGCCACCGATGGTGCGGCGCTCGGGCAGCGTGAAGGTTTGGGCCAGTGGGTCCCAGCGCCGCACCACCGTGGTCAAAATGCGGCGACGCGTCTCCGTGACGATCTGGCCGCGACCGACGTAGGTGGCGGAGCCGTAGCTGCCGCCGGCACCCAGGAATTCCACCAGCTTGGCGCCAGCCGGGATGGCCTGCGGGATCTGGAACGTACCCGTCAAGATGCCCGAGGCATTGGCAGCGGTGCCCGCAGGCTGCGCGATCCCGATACCGTCGAAGCGCAAGGCAGCCAGCGCTTCGCTGGGGCCGAACCCTTCCACCCGATAAGCGACGTTGAGGCTGCGCAGGAATTGCGCTTCCTCACTGGAGGATGTCAGCACCTGCTCCGAACGACGCGTCTCCACCACCTGTTCAAGCACACCGCTGCCGGTGATCAGGCGCTCGGTCACGTCCGAAGCCCAGGTGGTGTTGGTGACCGTGAACTGGTCGACGGCTGGATTGAGCGTCACCCGAGCCGGCACCGGCTCGAAGGCCTGGTAGGGGTTGATCTTCATCGACCCGGTACGGGCCAGCTGCTCGATCACCGGGGTCAGGGTGTAGTCGAGCGTGATGAGGGCGTTGCCGTTGTCCTTGGCGTGCTGGGCCGAAGCGGTGATCGGCAGCGTCAGGACACCCGCCACCACCGCGCCGGTCTGCGCCACACCCTGGTCACGCAGGTCATCGTCGAGGAAGTTGTCGACGAATAGGCCCTTCTTGGCGGCGGGCTCACGGATGTTGGCATCCACGCGCAGGCGCTCCAGGGCCATGAGATCGTAGAGGTCTGCGATCTGGCGCTGCATGGCGGTCAATTCCGAGACCTTGATGGTGCGAATCGCCACGTTACGCACAACCGGCTCCGAACCGCTGCGCCAGTCGTAGGCGATCTCGGCCAAGGCCAGGCGCGAGGCGGGCACCGTGGGCGCGACGGGGTTCCTCACCTGGCTGATGCCCTTGATGCGCTCCACCTGGCCATCGGCGGTGAGCGCCAGCACATCCACGCGCGGCAGCTTCCACTGGTAGTCGATGTACATCGTGGAACCCTGCACGACGCCCGAGACGGTGAAGCCGGTGTCGGTCAATTCGGTCGGCGTGATGCTGGCGATGTACTGGTAAGTGACCTGGTAGCTCGATCCCGGGGCCGGTTCAGCGCCGCCGGGTGACCAGTCGATCTCATCGCCCACCACCTTGTAGTCGGTGCCCTGGGCGTAGGTGGTGCCGCCTTGCTTGACCTCCAGCACGGCGACGACCGTCGGTTCGGTCAGCACATCGCGGCTGCCTGTGAAGGCGCCATGGACCACCGTCTCGGTCTTCTGCTGGGTGACCTTGATGTCAATCACCTGGGCGAGCGGCGGACGGTTGATGGTCACCACCATCGACCCATCGCCGCTGTCATTGAACACCTGCGGTTCGCTGGAGACGCGCTGTAGATCGGGATCGATAGGCAGCCGCAGACGTTGGGACTGCGTGCGCTCGACCTTGAAGCCATCGATGTTGGCCCGGCCCTCGGCGACCGAGAAGATGTGCTCTTGGGTATCGGTGTCGGTGTCCAGAAACCGCACCCCGAGGCCTTCGGTGACGTAGTGGCCGTTGGCGTCATAGTCGTAGCGGGCGAGGCTCGCAATCACGCCATCGAGCACGGGCGGCTGGCGGCGGTTCTCGAGGATGCCATTGTCCAGCGCATAGACGGCGTGGAAGTCACCGGGCTGACCGTCACTGGTGCCCGCGCCTTCCCAGCCCCAGGCGATGGTCTCCTGCAGACGACCGGCCCCCGGCTCCTGGTAGTTGCGCACGCCGACGGCGGGCTCGCGTAGGTTGGGGTCTTCGAGTTCGGTGACGGTGCGGGTGGTGAAGCGCACACCGACGGCCACGCGACCATCAACAGGCACTGTGAAAGTGGCGGCCGGCACATCGCGCACCGCGCCGCGCAGATAGACGCGACCCGCCTCCAGCGTTACTGCGCCGGTATCGGGATTGACCTGCAGATTGCAGCCGGACACGATGTCGCCGTCCTTGAGTAAGGCATCGGCCACGCCTTGCAGGCGGTGCATCAGCGTGCTCTGGATCTCGTTGAGTTCTCGGGACTGCAGGCCATCGCCGGCGCGGAACAAGAGCTGGGTGTAGTGCTTGGCCGGGTCAAACAGGTTGTAGTAACGCTCGATCATGGGTGGCCTCGCGATTTAGAAAGTGACAACGAATTCAAAGGTCTCGCGCGTCGAAGGCTGGCGCACGATGGGCACCGAGTTCTGCAGCACGAGCAAAATGCCCGGATCGGTGATCTGGGCTGGAATGAAGAACTTCTGCCCGATGGGCAAAGCGGGATCGGTCTGGGTGCCGACGAAGAGGCCTTGCTCGCGCACCACGCTGGTGGCGGCATCCTCGAAGTCGAAACGCACCCGGATGAACAGATGGTTGGTCGGCTCAACCGAGAGTCGGTATCGCCCGGTCGGCACCACGATCTCACCCTCGGGGTCGGCGGCAACGAAATGCACCTCATCCACCACCCGGCGGCCGACTTCGCGCAAGAGCGCCGTCTGGCCAATCGACTCGGGCGGGTGCGTGACCTTGAAGTGGACGGTGACGTCACCGCCTTCCGGGATGGTGCTGTCAGGCAGACGCCGGATCACGCCCTCACGGGCATTGGCGCTGTAGTCGATGTCGAGCGCGTATTCGGTCTGGTCATCCAGCGAGGTGACGCGAATGTCGGCCAGGTGCGTAAAGCCCAGCTCGATCACACCCGCCTCGTCAAAAGGTGTGCTGATCGCCTTGGTGGTGTCCCACAGCGGATCGCCCTCGCCCAGGGCGAGATGCAGGGTTTGTTCTTTGATCGCGGCGGCAAGGGCCGCGCGACCGCTGGCAGTCAGGATGGCCATCGGGTGCTCCAGGAAATGAAAAGGGTCAAGAAATCAGGACTGCGTGCTGTGGGCGCTGCCGATCAGCTCGCGGGTGTCGGTCCAGGTTGAAGTCGGCCAGCGCACGCCGGTCCAGGTTTGGCCGCGCCAAGCAGCACGGACACTGGCAGTCGAGATCCGTGCCGGCTGCAGCACCGCCGAGACATAGGGCTCAGTGGCCTGAGACAGCAGGCGCAGCATTCTTGCTGCAGCGTCTTCAAAGTCATAGGGCAGCGGCGGCGTCAGTACCGATGTGCAAATTTGCATCTCGGTGAGTGGCCGCCATTCGATCTCGGCCAGGTCACCCAAGGTGAGATCACCCAGTCGGGCAACAGGCCGGGTGCGCAACAGTGCTCGCCGGGGCGTGCGGGTATTGACCTCGCCCAGAATGACCTCACTGAGCACCACCTGCGCCCGTTGGTACAGGCGTGGCCGCCAGCCGGCCGCATCGGGTAGAGCTGGATTGCTCCGGGCGTGATCACGCCGCACAAAACCCCGGTCGAGGCTGGGTACGGACTCGCCCAAGGCCCACATCCCCAGCGCCTGATCGGCACGGGCCTGGACCCGGTGAACAGCGAGATGGTCGCGGTGGGCCAGCAGACTCAAGGTCGGCACGACCAGGTCACTCGTATGCGCCCGCCTGAATCGCTCCAGCACTTCCACCCGGCGCAGGCGATGATCCGATTCGGACAAGGTGCCCTTACCGAGTCCGAATTGTTCGCCGTGTTCCTGCCAGACAAACCTCGGCAGGTTGGCGTTGATGTCGCCCAAGGGCGTGCTGTCCGAGAGCACCACCATCGCTTTGCAAAACCTGCGCTCGGGTCGCACGCCGACGGGGTCGGGCACTCCCTGCGCATTGGCCAGCGTGAACAGGTGCGAATGCAGAATCTCCTCGTTGGGCGTATGGCCCGGATCACCAAGGGCCGAGAAGCTCAACAAGTAGCGATCCATCAGGCGCGCGATCGCAAAGCGCACGGCTTCCCGCGCGGGCGCCAGCACGATGTCGGGCGGCGGGTTCGCCAATTGGCGGACCCGGCCAAACGACAGCTTGGTCTGCCCATCCCGCCAGAACACGCCGCTGTGGTCCGACAGCAGCGCCTCGCCCAGCCGACTCTCATCGAGCACCAGACGGCGCAGATCCCAGCCGTGGTAGATGCGTGACAGGCGGCTTCTGGCCGGTGCCGACAACCGGGCGATGGCGATCAGGTTAGCGATGGCCCCATCGTCATCCAGCACCTGACCCGGATCGAACTGGAACTCCGCAAAGTGAATGCCGGGCGTTTCCTGCTCGACCGTGGCGGTCGCACCGATCCACGACAAGGCGGTCGTGAGCGCTGCCGGGGTACCGCGCAAGCGTTGCCAGCGGATGCCTTCGGCAATCGCCCGGCGAGGATCGGGCAGGTAGGGCAGCAGTTCGCCCAGCCCGTACTCCCAGATCAGCCAGGGCAGGAGGCTGTCGGCCGGGTCGGTCTTGAAGCCCTTGAGGGACTCAGTCTCGCCGCCCAGGCGGGTCAGCAGATCGGTCGAGAGCGATAGCGAACGCTCCAGCGCCGTGGCGTTGGGCGGCAGCAGGTGATCCGATGTCATGCGCCCTCCTGGGTAGAAAAACCCCAGGACGGCGTGCGCTTACCGGTCTCTGCCCGCGAAGGTCAGCTGAACATCGGTCAGGCGCACCGCCTGGGTGCTGTGGATACGAATGTCCGCGTCCGGACTGAGCAGCTCGACCTTGTGGACACCGGCTTGCTGCAGTTGCCCGATCAGCCAGGAGCGCGTCAGGTCCCAGCCGAGCACGGCGGCCTGGGCAAGTTCTCGGGTGAGCCGTGGGGCGAGCCCCTCAAACACCGCCATGGGCGTGTCGGGGTAGAGCCAGATCTGGGCGGCCACCGTCACCGGCACCAGGCTGACCGGCACCACTTCCACGGTGTCGGTCAGCACCCGCACGTCGTCGCGCAGCACGGTGGCGCGCACGGTCTCCAGCAGCGCTTCAGGCACGGTGTCGCTGTGACCGGTGGGCAGTACGCTGATGCGCACCCGACCCGGCCCGGGGCTATCGACCGCCACATCGGCGACTTCCGGCGAGGCCGACAAGGCCCAGTAGCGGTAGTGGGCCGCACCGCCTGCGTTGGCAAAGCCCATGATGCGGGCGCGGATGCGCCGACGCAGCGGCTC